CTTCAAGTGCGGAATTGTAAGACGCCAACGTATCTTGCTCGAACTGGTCGTTAGCTACCGCAGAGCTAATAATATCCTCACGGTTCCGAATGCGCGTTGCAGCCGCGTCAAGCGCCGAGGCAGCCTGCGTTATGCCCTCGCCCATGCCACTAAGCGGGCTTGTTGCCAGAGACAACGGAACGTTCCGCATCCCGGTGCTGCCGGGGACAGATGCTTTGTTTGTATATGTCGGAACCATTGCCATTCTATTGTCCTTATTTAATCTTACCGGCAAGCTGCGCCGTAGACGATGCGCCCGTCAGAAGTGATTTAGCCGCCGCGCCCGTGGCCCTTTGCTTCGCCACTGCGCCTTCAAAACCTGCCAACTGCGCGCGTTGCTGCCCTGCTCGAAAGCCCATATCGCCACCGTATCGGATTGTAAGGTTTTCAAGCTCGGCTTCTTCCGCGCTCATGTCCCGAACGTCGCCCATGTCCAGCAATTCACCGCCTGTGGAGGCCATAGAGGCCCGTTGACTGCCCGCAAACAACCTTGCCTGACGATCCTGCGCCCTAGCGTCGAACTCGGCCTTCTGACGCGCTGCAATGGCGTCGTTCTGTGCAATCTGCGCGTTGTAATTAGCAAGATTCTGAGCCGACTTGCCCTGCTGAATTGCGCCAAGCGTACTAACCGCCGTGCCAGCGCCTGACGCGATGGTTCCAATAAGCGCTATTTCTGCTCCAGTACACATATCAAACCTTCGTCGTGTTAAGTTCTGGCATAATAGCCAGAATAGTAAATGGCAGCGGCTGGTCCTGCACTAAGAAAATATATCCGTCTTTATCCCAGTTACGCGGGAATTCAACCTCTTTGTCGCCGGTAAACAGTGCCGGTGCCTCGTCCATGTCGTCGGCGCTAGACCGGAATGGAATAATATCTAGGCGATCCGCGCTGGGTCCGTGCTTCAAACCAAGTGTATCATACAGCCGATAAGTAATCCGGGATATGCGCTTCTTCTTACCCTGCGCCGTGCCGTCTTTTGCCCCCGCCTCAATCCGCATGGTTTGCAGCGTGGATGTGTACGGCAGCCCAACATGAACAATAGCGTATGATCCATTTAATGTAATTGATCCGCCGGAGACAACTCGATCTGGGTGCGCTGCACCATTTGCCAGAACTGATACGGTCTGACCCTCTAAATGGTCCAGCCCAAACACTGCCGAAACCGCGCCGCCCTCGTAGGTCAGCATAGAGTCAAGATATGTAGCGGCTCGTGTGTTTACAGAAACCTCCGGCATTCCTCGGGTCAGGAACTCAATGTAACGAACAGATTGTCCGTTTATCGTGCGCTGAACAACCGCCCAGAGATCATCGCGGCTGCCGGTTGTGTTTGGAATTACAGAAACGCTTTCAACTTTGGCATCAGCTCCGCCAACAATGTGACGGTGCCAACCTACAACGTCTTGAGCGCGTTCGTATGTCATGCCAAGCAAAACGCCGTCAGATCGAACCATCCAAACAACACTGTCTGGCTCTTGCTGATAGGCCATGTCAACAACACCGCCCTCAGTAATGTGCTCCGACAGAATAGCAAGGTCAGGCGCGGTATACGCGTCTGTTTCAAATTGATAGACGTATTCACGCAATTTGCGGTTGGCGCGCTGCAAGAATAGAACAGAGCTTCCAACCTGCGGCGGCGTTACAGCGGCGCTGCCAAACGTGGTCTGACGAACAACTCGCGTGTTGGTTGGCGATAGCGGGCTGTTCTGATCACCCTGAGAAACCACAAACTCGCCGCCAGCAGTGCCTACAGACAACACCCTACCAGCCCTCATCCAGCGGATTGTGTTTACCTGATCGGTTGCAATGGTATAGACAAATCCACTGTCGTCTAAAACCACCCCGTCTGTGTCAGTCGGGGCGTGGTTGTTGTAATCAGCCGAAACAGAGAAAAACATTGACTGCGGACGGTTTGTTGTCGCCGCGTAGACTAATCTTTGCTCAAAAAACGTCACAACAGACGGGTAGCCGGTTGTTTCGGAAAACGAGCCTAGCCGCCAGCCCGTGACGGCTGTAGTTGCGGATGCGTCTGGGCCAATAAAGTCAGCTGTAACGTGCGTTGTGTCCGCTCGTGCAGTAATNTCAAGATAGGTCTGGTCGTTTGCCGCGTCCTCAAACCTAATCAGACGCCCAATGTCCGTTGCAAGAAACCCTGCCCCGTCATTGATTCCAGTGACCGCAGAGGCCGTTACCGTAACTCCGGTCCCTGACGTAGCCGAAAGCCCGAACGTTGTCTCGGTAGCGTTCACAGGGTCGTATGGGCCATCAAGAAACTGAATGATGTCTAAGGCCCAATTTGTGTCCCCGGTTCGAGACAGCGTGCGCGGCTCGTGGTTCTGGTGCGCTATGTAGAGAACGTCAGCAGATTGCGTAACCACCAACTCAAACAGTTCTGCTTCAAGATACGGAGTTGATACCTCGTATGCTGCGCCAACATTAAATTCTGCCGCAAACACCTCATCAAACGGCCCAGACTGAATCTGACCATAGTTTTTGTAGAACCGAACGTACTGATCGCCAAATTCAATGACGTAAGCCTGAGTAGAGCTAAACTCGAACGGAATAATGCGAGTCCTTTTGCTGCTGTCTTTTACCTCTGCGGAAAAGTAGAACCCACCCCGCCGGGAGGCTGGACCGTGCTTTTGCACAATCATGTTTTCAAGCGTTTGGCAACCGTTGTTGTACTTCTGAAGGTCCACGCGGCCTTCAAGGCGGGGCGAAAGTTCGCCAGCCGTGAAATTAGTAAATATCGGCGCAGAGCGCACCATTTACGGACTCCCGTTTACGCTAACACCGGAACCGGCAGAATAACCGCTGCGGCTGTCTAGCCATGTGTCCGCAACAACCTCCAGATAACCGCTTTCCTGCGCGTCCATAGAGCGGGCATCCGCAACTTTGCGTTGGTACATTTCCATCATATTTGAATAAAGCGTGTTGCTTTCCGAAAGCGTGACTGACAATTCAGCCGCAAGCCGGGCAGACAGGGCCTCAACAAACATAGCGTCAAACAAGTTTACGTCTTCAACGCGAGCTAAATATAAAATCTTCGCAGTGCCTTCGTCCGTTAGCAGCTTGCCGCCTTCGATCTTATAAAACATATCTATATTTTCCATCTGCAAAACCCGAAGGCAATTAGACGGAACGCTGTATTGGTAAGCAAACCCAAAAGCTGGGGCGACGGAGTTCTGCGCCAACTCCACGCGGTTGACAGCAAAATTCCAAACATGGTCGCGAATGCAAGCGTCGCGAACTTGCTCATAAATAAGATTAGCGGCACGAGCCGCTTCACTGTCTTCAGTTAGTGTCAAAATGGCATTTGCACCAATCTTGACTAGAGCATTGTTTACAATCTGAACAACGGAAGTCGCCATGCTAACACCTAAGTAAAGTGTGGGGAGGCCGAAGCCTCCCCAACCTTATTACGTCGCGGAAAAGTACATATCCACAACCAACCGACCCGAACCCGGAAGGCTCGCACCAGCAATAGTAATAAAGATTTCTTCTTCTGCGGCAACTGTTGCCACTCCTGCATTGACGCCGAAAAGCGTCGGAACGCTTACAGCAGTGTGACCAGCCGCTGCTCGGTACTTACCAACAGTGCCGGTGACGCCAATAGCAATCGTGGCGGAACCGCCGAGAGTTGCACTGGCGTTGATGACACCGTAAAGGAAAGACTCGCCCTCGTGAGCTTTCGCAATAACAATGGTGTCCGAGGTCGTCTGAGTGTTAAGCGTGATGGTGGCCCGCTTTACGCGGACATTACCATCAACAATACCGCCAGACGGAAGGCTAACCGGAACATCAGCCAGCCCACTCATTTCTGCGCTATAAAGTACAGTCATTTTTCATGTCCTCCTATTCGACGCACAAGATTTCAAGGACGCGAGCTTCTTCCATGCGAGTGCCGCCAATGCTCATTGAGCAAAAGACCTGCGTTGCATAGTTTTTGTCCGCACGCTCTGAAATCTTCGTTGTCATGTCAGCACCGACACCAAGAAGCATTCCATCATTCTGGAATGCAAAGCAACGACGATGGGTCGTCCCGGCTGCAACCGGAACCAGCTTGGTGCCGTCAGTGCGCTTGCCATTTACTGAGATAAACTGAAAACCTAAAAACGAATCCAATTCACCGCGAGCAAGTGCCTTAACCGTATTGAAATCTGAACTTTTGATTTCAGTCGTGTTTAAAAGATCAGAAACCTGATCGGAAGTGCAAACAATGACTCGACCATTCTCAGGAACATCGTCACCGTCCATAGTTTCCTTAGCAGTAAGGAGTTTAGCAAGGGTAAGCCCAGTTCCGCCGTTAGCAATAGCCGTCTGCCCTGCAACAGTGGTTCCGCCAGACACGCCGGTAAAGGCATTGCCAAGAGCGGCATCAATAAGAATTTCGTCCATTGCACGACCCATAGCCATAGCCGCTGCGCGGGCATAGTCGGAAGTCGGGTCAATCAACATGCGAACCTTGTCCTCATTATCAATGAGGTCGGCCCAATCAAAATCCTCAAGCGAAACGCGACGGCGCGCATGAGGGGTGTCAACACGAGGGGTGTCGGAATGACGGGAGGTACGACGAAGTGCCGCTGTGGCTCCAATCTGCTCAAAAAAGGCATTCTTGCCAGTTACTGACTCTTCACGAACTGAACCGCGCAACTTAGACCCGTCCTGCTGGACAAGGTGCTGAACGTTGGCGCTGTACTGCTCGACGAAGGCCGTTGTCACTTGAATAGACATACGGATTTCTCCTAAAAG